GTGTTGCCCGCCGTTCCCACGACCTCGGACGGCGCGCCCGGCAGGGCTGCCGGAGTTCCGAACGCCCCTGAGGTCCAGTTGGAAACCTTGGTGGCAGGGAACCGGCGTTGGATGTCAGCCATGACTCAGGCCGTGATCTGGTTGACGAAACCGAAGATTTGGATGGCCGAAGTGGTGGCCGCGAAGGCTCGGACCTCTAGGGCGGTTGATGCGTTGCCCTTGATGAGAAGCCCCGGCACCACTAGGACCAGACCGGCCTCGGTGGCGATGGTCTGCTCGATGATCGTGCCTGCCGAAGCAGCGCCCCACTCGATAGTCAACTTGCGGTCGGATGTGTCGTAGTTGGCCGCGTAGAGCCAGATCTCGTCATACGTCGTGGCTGTGCCCGAGCCGGTATGGATCAGTTTCCCGGCGGTCGCGTCGTCGTCGACGAGTATGCCTAGCCCGTCGGTGCTAGCCGACAGTTTGATCTTTGCGTAAGTAGCCATGTGGGTCTCCTATCCTGAGAATACTTGCCCGGAAAGGACAAGTGTTGCCGTGTCCACCACGACGTTCACCGTAACCGTTCCTGAAGTTCCACCACCCGAGATGGCTGTTCCAGCAGTCACCCCGGTGATGTCGCCCAGGGACACGATGTCGGACACCAACGCTTTCTTGGTGGCGTTCGAGTCGTCCGTGTCGGAGATCAGAACGTAGTCAGCAGCGGTCGCCGTGGCCGAAGTGCTGTTGTTGACATCGACGGTCAGACTTGGAGCGCCGCTCGTGGCACCTCCCGCCATTGACGAGTTCGCCGCTGTGGTGATTCCGGTGATGTCGGCGGCCAGCGAGGTCTGTACCCAACTGGACCCGTCGTAGTAGTAGAGTTCGTCAGCGTCCGTGTTGAACGCGAACATCCCAGAAGATTTGACAGAGGCGAGGGCCGTGTCGCGTGCCGAGGTCGAAGCGAACACCATGATGGTTTGTTCGTTCAACAGGGTGTTGACGTCGCTCGCAGTTAGCACATCACCTGTCGCGAAAAGTTTGTAACCGGCTCCGGCCATTACTGCCTCCTAGTAGGACAGGGCGCTGGTGCCCAACTTACCTGATGTGGCCGAGTTGAGTATGAAACCGTCGAGGATCTTCTCGGCTGTCTGAAAAGTGGTCTTCCAGGACGACGGTGAGATCACATGCTCGATGCCTTGAACGGACAGGCTACGGGTGACCGTCCCACCACCCGGCTGGGTGCGAGTCACCTTGATTGGGTCGAACAGTTCGGTGTCCAACGCGGCGACCACCCGGTCGCTGGTGTCCTGGTAGGCGTCGATGGTGAGTGCGCCAATACGAAGGTCCGGGTCTTTACGTTCATTCAGGATCGCCTTTGCTTGACTGAGGGCATCGGCATCGCTGTCCATGAGTAGTGCGGTGCGGGACAGATCGCGTAGGAAGAACGACGCGATCGAGGTGGCGTCGTTGACGGTCTGGGCGGTGCCCCCGGTGCGGGTCACCGTGACCGAGTTAGCGAGTATTGTGTCGTCGATGTCGAAGGCCACCGACTCGTAGTAGATACCGGAACCCGTGTCCACATAGTCCGTCGGCGTAGCCGCGTGCGCTTTCACGATCGCGTTGCGGTCCATGAACTTCAAGACACCGTTCGGCTTCGTGAAGAACGCCCCCAGTTCCGTATCCGTCACGGTCTGGCAGGCGTCCAGGGTGTCCCGGGTCGTCCCAGGGTCGGCTTGGCAGGTGGTCAACCCCGTCGAGAAGTCCCGCGATGAGGAGGGCCAACTGATCTCGTCGAGTATCTCCCCGAGCCGGGTGCCAGTCAGGTCGCCCGCCGAGGCCCCGGTAACCGTGGTGACATCGGTCAGGTTGAGGATTCGGAAAGCGTCCACTGCGGTAATCGTGATGAACGCTGCCGCCTCGCCGGGCGAGTAGGTGTAGTCCCACTCCTCGATGAAGAAACTCCCGAGTGTGTAAATCGTCGAGTCGTAGGTCGCGGTGATCTGAAGTTGCCGCATCGGGAGGATCTCGTCGGCGTAGACGCCATCGGGGGTGAAAGTCCCATCGGTATCAGTCAACGTCACGGTACATGAACCCGCTGTCGCGCGGTCCAAAATGCGATCCCTGCCACGCCTGGTTGTCACCGTATTGACCAGGCTCGTTATGTCCACGGGCGTGGTCGCCGCATCAGCCAGGACACCGGTGCCCAGGGGAGAACCCGCGTCGCCGAGCACCAGGCTCACCCCGAACGACGGAGAAGCCGTGAACCGGACGGTGACCTTCAGCGTCGCAGCAGCAGGCATTAGAGAACAACAGCCCGGCCGGACTTCTGAGCCTGTAGGAGTCCCCTGCGAATCGACTCCACGAGGTCCCGCTCCGACGACACGGACCCCTCGACATTGACGATCACGGTCACACCACCCCCGGCTGGCGTAATGGTTTCTCCGGCGTGGACGTTGACCAGGCCACCACTCTTGACGACACCTCCCAGTTGGGCCGAGTCGAACATCGACAGCATTTCCTCCACGGCGCCCGGAGAGTGCCCAGCCTGGAGCGCCTCGTTGAGGGCGTTGAACCTCTCAACCACGTTGCTCGCGTCAGTCGTCGCCGCCGCGCTGATGTCGTTCCAGAGATCCAAGCCGCCCTTCTGGATCACGTTCATCAGCCACTCGGTAGGCGGGGTGTATCCGTGCCCCACCACTCCGCTATGAGGACCACCACCAGGGGGAGCACCACCAGCCGGGGCACCACCAGCCGGGACACCACCAGCCCCGCCAGCCCCACCGCCGCCGCCACCGTTACCGCCACCGCCAGTCGGTGTGAAGTCCTCATCCAACAGGTCGATCAGGTGCCGGAACTCCCCGGTGACCGCGAAGATGATGTCCCGCAGTTCGCCCCAAACGCCCTTACCGTCCTTCGCTAGATCGTTGACCTCGGCCATGACGGTCCGGAGCCGGACGCTGGCGTAGTGGAGTTCCTCGTCGGCAGCGGCCTTTCTCCCGAGAGCCGCCGTAACTTCATCGTTGGCTTCCGTGATCTTGGCGAGGGCCTCCGCTTCCTTTGCTTGGGCTTCCGTGATCCTGTTGGAGGCTTCCGTCACCTTGTCCTGAGCGATCTCAATCTTGGCGTAGACTTCGTCCGCTACCTGCTGGGCTTCCTCCCTGGCTGTGTCGATAGCCTCTAGTGCTTCGACTACCTTGGTTTCGGCTTCCACCAGGAGGCCATCTTGAACGGTCAGCGCGGCGGCGAGGTCGATGGCCTTCTGCGCCAGGTCACTTTCCTTCTGCTGCTTGACGGCCTTCTTGTCCAGCAGTTTCAACCGGGCCTGTTCCAGTACCGCTTGCTCCTCGGCGATGCGGTTCGCCGTGAAGACTTCCTCCGAGCCTTTCTGTACGGCTAGACGCAGATCCTCCTCGGCAATAGCCAACTTGAGGGTGGCCTTCTCCCGCTCTGCGTCAATGCGGGCACCGTCCGAGATCATCTCGTTGAGGTCGGCCACAGCCTGTTCAAGTTCGCGCGACTCAGCCCGCGCCTCATTCATGGCCTCGTCGTAGTCCTCGGTGGCTCCCATCAAGTCCAGCAGGGACGCCTCACCGGCCTCATACTCAGTGGTCGTGTCCACCAACGCCTCTTGGAGCCGGACCAGGGCTTTGCCTTCCCTGACTGTCAGGTCCATCATCCCGGCGTCCTCGGCTGAGATGATCCCCATGTCGATGAGGGCCTGTTCGACATCGTTGACCGCTGCCACCTGTGACCGCATCCCGGCGATGAGCGCCTCTTGGGTTGCCGTGTCCGGGGCCACGGCGTCAACCTCGTTCTGGAGGTCCGCTACCTTGTCGGTCAGTTCCAGCACCGACAGGGCTGCCTTACGGAACTCCTGTGCGATGGAGGCAGCGAACTCGGTGCCCTGCTCCTCCAGGGCGGCCTGCTCAGCCAAGTTCTCGGTGATGCGCCCGGTGATGGCTTCGATCTCATCGTCTATGTCCAGCCGGTCTTGGGCGATGTCCAGGATTTCCTGGTCTATGTCTGCTTGACGTTCCTTGATCTCTAGAACCTTGTCAGCAGCACGCTCCCAGGCCTCCGTCGCTCTGGCGACAGCCTCCTCAACAGCATCCTCTGCCTTGACATGATCCTCTTTGGCTTCGGTAACGCGATCCAAGGCTGCCAGGTGGGCGTCAGTGGCTTTCGTTACATCATCCTGAGCGTCCTCATGCGCCTTGGTGGCCAGGACCACACCAGCCTCCGCTATGCGAATGTCCTCGGCCGCGCTCGCTACCGCCCGGGTGGCTGAAGCCACGTCATTCTGAGCGGTTGTCATGGCTCGGGCTAGACGCATGGCCTCGGCCTGGTCCTCGACCAGTTGTTCCTCGGCGGTGAGCAACTCCTCGACGGCCGCTGTTGCGTCGTCTATCGCTGGCGCCAAACCCAACGCTTCCCGCCTCACACTTGACATGCCACGATCCGCGTCAAGAATCCGGAGCGCCAACTCAATCACTTCATCGCTGGCATTCTTGAAAGCCGGATTGAGTCTGAGTTCGGCTTCATTAGCGGCATTGGCGATCGCAGCAGCCACCTCGAATACCTCTTGGTTGGCATCCAAAGCATTGAATCCCGTCAACTCCAACGCCTCGGCAAGTCCTTCGGCCTCCTCTTTGGCTTCCTCTAACGGCGGGATGAGGCCCATCGCTTCCCGCTGGAGAGCCGTCATGTTCCGGGTGGAATCAAGAATGCCCAGGGCGAGGTCAATCACTTCGTCGCTGGCATTAGCGAAAGCGGGCACGAGCCGCAGGTCCGTACCGTCAGCGGCGTTTTCAATGGCAGCAGCGAGGGCTTCTGCTTCAGCGTTGTTCTTTCGACGCAGCGAGGCTTCCTCTCGAAGTGCGGTGTGAACGTCCCGGCGATCATCAGCATGAGCCGCCCTTCTGGCGACCTCTATTGCGGCCTCTGCTTGCCTGTTTGCTTCAGCCGTCCAGAACGCCTTATTCCGAGCCGCCTCAGAAGTCCGCTCGGCAAACGCGAACAGCGCCCGGTCCGCATCAGCGGCTTCCAGCGCGATTTCCGCTAACAACTCGGCCGAACGTCCCAACGGGTCTTCCCCCGCTTCGATAGCGGCGTTCATCTCCGCGATCCGCTCAGCCAACAAATGAGCCGCGCCCGAGGCGGTCATTACCTCCGGCGTGTAGCCCATGAGGGCGTTCGCACCAGCGTTGACGGCTGCGACCCGTTCCCTCTCGGCCTCTGCGTTTTCCCTAGCCGCCTCCTCGGCAAGTTTCGTCGCGTCGATCGCCAATGTCGCCGCGTCGACATACCTGCCTTCTTCCTCGGCGAGTTCGATTAGGTCAAGGATCAGGTCACCGTTGGCATTCTTCACACCGTCGAGTGCCTGGACGTAGGCGACCGTGTTGTCTACGTTCTTCAACCACTCCTTCGCCAGTTTCTTGTTCTCTTTGGCGAGGTCGTCATGGGCGTCGGCTGTCTCGTCCAGGGCGTAGAGCATGTCCTTCAGGACGTCGATCTCAAGTTCGCCCGCCCTGACCGCTGCGATGATCGTGTCAGTGTCATCACCGAGAAGTTCCCGGTGATCATCTAGTTTGCGGATGTTGGATTCCAACTGGCCGGACCAGTTACTCAGACTGTCGGCGAGATCCTCGTACCCGTCCTCACCGTCTTTCATCTGCGCGTTGTGACGAACCATGTCGGTGATGTATTTGTTGAACTCTTTGCGGACGTCACGCTCGATCACTTCACCGAGGAGCACCCCGGCTGAGTTGAGGGCACCGAAGCCGTTAGCCAACCCACTGGTAGCCGTATCTGCCGCATCAGCAGCGTCGTTCAAGGCATCGAGTTCACCACGCAACCCCTCCAACTCACCCTTGAACAGACCAGCCTCGTTCTCAGCCTGGACGAATGAGGCCCGCAGAGTGTCGGTCCGCTCCTGCGCCTCTTTGGCGTTGTTGGAAAAATGCTTCCATACGGCGAACACCGCCGCAGCGACGGCGATGATCGCCAGCAGCGGAAGGAGAATCGCCGACAGGGAAATGGTGGTGGCCGCAGCGGTAGCCCCGAGAGTCGCGGTTGCTGCGGAAGCAGCACCGATCGGCGCGACCGACGCGGCAGCAGTAAGCCCGAGAGTGCCCCAAGCGGAAACCAGCGACCCGGCGATCATCAGTAACGGACCTGCGGCAGCGACCAGAATGCCGAGGATGACGACGACCGCCTGAACCGGGCCGGGCAAAGCCCCGAACACATCGGCAATCGTGCTGATAATCGACGCAAGCGTCTGGAGAATCGGGACGACCACCGGGAGGATCGCCCCACCCAGGGTGATCATCGACGCTTTCACCCCGGCCATCGCCTGCGACAACTTGAACTGGGCGGTCTTCTGGACGCCCTCGAACGCTTCCTCCAACTTGCCGGACGAGTTCGCGAGTTCGTCGAACACCTCACGGGCCGTACCGGTCGCTTCACCGGTCAGCATCAGCGCGCCGTTCAGGCCACGGATGTCCTCGAAGACGTCGCCCATTTCCTTGCCGTTGGCTTCCAGCGACCCTCGCAACGATTGGAGCGCACCGAGGAGATCCGTCGACGCTGCTGCTCGTAGGCCCTGAAGGTCGACACCTATCTCGTCAAATGTCTTTTGTGCCTGCTGCGACGGTTTCAGAATCGACTTCATCACGCCGCCCAACTGGGTGGCCGACAACGCCGCATCGCCAGAAGATCGGGTCAGGAACGCCAGCCCGCCGCCGACCTGGTCGAACGAGATGCCCAACTCGGCAGCCATCGGGATGAGGCGACCGAACTGTGGTGCGAGGTCCGCTGCGGACGCCTTGCCCTGCTCAACAGTCTTGGCCAGGACGTCGGTGGCGAACGCCGCCCCGTCGGCTGCCATCCCGTAACCGTTCATCGCGTTGGTCACCGCGTCGGCAACGACCGATGTGTCACCCAGGCCGACCGCTGCCGCCTTCGCTGACATCTCCAACGCCGCAGTAGCCGAAGCAGCGTCGAGGCCCGCCGAGGTGATGAAGAACATCGCGTCGGCGAGTTCCTTCGGTGCCCGCCCGGTCTCCCCGGACAGCCCCAGCACCGCACCCTTCAGCGTCTCAACCTCGGAAGCCGACCGGCCCACCAACGTCTCGATCTGGGTCATCGAGAACTCGAAGTCCGAGGCCATCTTCGCGGCAGCCACCCCCAGACCGACCAGGGGCATCGTGACCTTCATGGTCATCGACTTGCCCGCCTTGGACATGTTCTTGCCCGCGTTGTCCATCGACCGCTGGGCCGAGGTCATCTTGGATTTCAGGTCGGTGATGTCAGCGGTGACGATCGCCTTTACGATCCCGACAGTTGCCATGACCTACCGCCTGACCCGTTGGCGCGCTTGGGCCATCTTGCTACTGTGGGCGGCTTCCTCGTTCTCCAACTTGATCAGCGCAGCCCACTCCGTCATCTCAGCAGACGACATCCGATCTAGGAGTTCGGATACCGTCATGCTGAGTTCACGCGCTAGTCGGAAGTAGAATCGTCGCTCAGGGTTTCGTCGTCCTCGTCGGTCAGCGAAGCCGAGGAGTCTTTTCCCGCCTCACCCGCCGCTTCCTCCGTCAACCCTGATGCGGCCATACATGCGTTGGCGAGGTCGTTGACCACCCTGGCGTTCTTCTCGAACAGCCACGAGTCGTCACCGTCGTCAAACGCCCGCTCGCCCGTGTCCGGGTCGTAGCAGGTTTGGCCTATCACATGCCACCACATGCCGACGATGCGGTCCGGGTCGTTGACGCCGCCCACCGTGCCGTCCTCCGACGCCATCTCGGCGACGAAGTGTGCCCGGGACCGGGCGGTCATAGACCTGATTTCGACTACGACATCCCACTCGGGGACTTCGTAGAGGTCGGCGCTGCCATCGTCGGCAGCCTGTATTGCTTCTCTGATACTGGACACAATGGTCACTCCTTATGTTGGGATCAGATTTCTAGTAGGTGCCTCGCGTTACGTTCCCCGTGACCTGAAGGTCCAGGGAGAACGTGACTACGTCCGCGACGGGGGCGCTGACGCTGTAGTTGGTCAGGATGGCCTCGCCGGTGTACTTGACGTTGCCTCCGGTGGTTCCTGCCGGGCCGAAGATGAAACTCCGGGTCGCCGGTTCCGTGCCGATGATGTACCCGTCGACCGTGGCATCCCACAGGCCACTCACTGAGATTGTGGCGTCTCGAAGCCCCACGATGTATGACTTACTCGTCGCACCGAAGGCAGTTGTCTCAGCCGTCTCTATGGTCTCGGGGAAGTCGACTGAGTTCAGCACGTTCGATAGTGAACGGCTGGTTCCACCTGTGTCGTCAAGTTCGAAATCTGTACTTTTGCCGTGGACGAACGTTGGCATTTGGTCCTCCTAGAACCTTGCGAAACTCACCATGAAGGTGATTGAACCGGATGATCCGGCTGTGCTGGCAGTCGCTCGGACGTACCGGTTTACGGTCCCCGAACAGACCACCATCTCCGACGTCTTGGTCGCTGCCGCGACGGCGGTGAATGAGATGAGGTCAGCAGCCGACGAGAAGTCGGACGCCGAGTCATGCTGAACTTTGATAGTCGTGATGCCCCCGCCGATGCTGTTCGTCGGAACGTGGAGCAGCGCGGCCCCGCCTGCCGAAGACGACGCCGCAAGTGGGGCATCCACCCCAGTCAGAGCGCCCAGGGCGTTGTAGTCGATGCTCGACCCGGTGGTCAACTGAACGCCCGACGTGATCCCGTAGGTCATCGACCCGAGCGCGGCGCTGTTGGCGGTGCCCTGGAAGTCGGCGGTGATCGTCGAGACATCTGCGACCGGGTTGGAGATCGCGTAGTTGGTTTCGTCGCACCGGGCGATCGTGGCCCTGTTGCCGATCGTCCCGGCAGCCTCGGCGACCGTGATGTTCGCCGCTGTCGACGAGCCGAGGATCGCGTGGAGTTCCTCGTCAGAGCCGTCGGTTTCCTGGTTCCACATGCCGCCCATGCTCAACGTCCCGTCGGCTAGCCCCAACAGGTAGGCCTTGCTCGTCGCACCGAAGGCTGTGATCTCCGCTGTCTCATTGGTCAACGTCACATCGGCTGAGTTGAAGTACGTCGTCATCTCGAACTCGTCGAGGTAGACCCTGGTTCCCTTGCCGTGGACGAACGTGGGCATGGCTACTTACCTCCGGTCTTCTTCGGTGCCGGTTCCGGCTCCGGCTCGAACGCCTCGTTGACGTCCGGCGTCGCCGGGTCGTCCGGGACGTAGTGGCCGTTCTCATCTCGGGCACGCTTGGTCTTGTAAGTCGAGGCCAGGGCTAGATACCCCGCGGCGATGCGCCAGTCTTTCTTCCCGGCTGCGATCTCCACCGTGTCGCCCGGCTCGTACCGTATGCCAGCGACCTCGATACCGCTCAGGCCGTCTGCTCCTCCGGTGACTACATACTTAGGCATCGCTCGCCTCCCGTCGGGCGCAGCGGGGCCGAATCACCGGCCACATGGGCACCCGGACACTCGGTCACTTTGGTTGATCCGCACGGTACCACATCACTGTTCCCCCTACCGGATTCTTCCGTGGCCCTGGGTCGCCCAGAGCCACGGAGACCCGCATAACTGCGATCTACTGGGATCTGGGGGTGATCCAGGGACGGTTCGGCGGTTCCACGGGTTGATCGCCGTAGACGCGCGTTATTCGGAACCCGCCGCCGGGGCGGTGTTCATCGACTTACACCTGGGACAGCGCAACCGGTACGGGGTCGAAACCATCTCGGCGAGCAACTTGTCGCAGCCTGAACATCGGACATGGAACAGGGTTTGCCGGACCACCGAGGCCCGGCCGGACTCGGCGTAGGCGTCGCCTGGGTCGGACACCTCACAGCGCCTTGGCCACCGTGAAGTTACAGGAGAACAACATCCGTTCCTGGTCGTCTCGCATTAGGGCAAACGGCGACTGCGTGGCTTCGATCTTGTAGTAGGCCGTCGAGGTCAGCGTCTCGTTGATTACCTTCGACAGGGTCTTCATCACATCCACGGCCAGGGACTGACAGTCCGAGTAGGCCGCAGCCCGGGTGTGGCAGTTCAGCCCGGCGTTCTCGATGGGCGGCGCGGTGTCGGCTCCGAACACATCGTCCGGTGCGGTCCCGGCTGTCTCATAGATGGCCACGCAGGTGTCCGGGTCTTCCGGCAGCCGACCCAGGAACAGGTTGGTGCCCAGGGTGAGAGTCGTATCGGTCACGTTCGCTGCCATGAACGTGCCCACGTCGTCGAGCATGCCCATCAGGTTCCAGCCTTGATGGCCGCCAGGAGCAACGTCGGAAACGTCTTCTGGTGTCGCTTGGCTGGTTCAGCCAGGTACTCGCGCGATCGGCTCTCCCCGACGGTGCCGGGGCCGGTGCCGCCGTCGGCTTTCGCCGGATGGAAATACAACTTCCCGGTCCTCGGGTCGATGCCCTCATGCTGGACCAGGGCGTAGGGCGCAGCCGTTCCCCCGTACTCGACCCAGCCTGTAGCACCGCGAGGGTTGGGTACCTTCGTGACCACCTGCGACCCGGACAACATGCGTTCCTTTTCGGGGACCAGGCCACGGGACTCCGTGGCGATAGCGGTGGTCACGTTGCTGACCTCGTGGGCCACGATGGCTTTGATCCTCGGCGTCATGCTGGCGAGGATGACCTTCAGTTCGTTGATGCCCTCGACCCTGG